TCGGTAACAATCCCGATGAGGCAACACGACCGGCAAATCTAATTGTCGTCGACCACCCCATAATCTCGGTGAACAGTCCGGAGGCGAAACTCATTGATGCGTGGCTCAAATCCCTGCCTACGATGGCCGTGCGGGCCACCATCAACGTTACCGTCGTCAACAAACTTGATCGCAATGGCCTGACGACGATGGTTACCCAGCAGCAGGCCAAGGCCTGCGCCGCGCCACAGACCGGACTGATGTCCTTCGATGGCACCCTGGCACCGTGGCCGGCGGGCGGGGGATTCTGATGATCGCCTCGAGCGCGCAGATAAACTACCCTCCAGCTGGATCCACTGTCAGGCAACCGCGTGGCGCGGTGAAGATCAACGGCAACAACGTGCCCGGGTGGATCGATTTCAGCGTCACCAACAATACCTATTTTGAGGCGGACACGTTCCGTGTGACCTATTCGGCAACCGCGCTCACCCAAATGGTTGCCCCGGATGCTTTGTACGACGCCACATGGTTCTCCGAGATCGCGACTGACACTTTCGTAGAGATCCTGGCGGCCGTTCGCGTATCGAATCCCGACAAACCCGATCCGAGCGAAATGAGCTCGCTCATCTATGGCCGGGTCGATGACATCGAGTACAACCCGAAGCTGCGCACGATAACGCTCACCGGGCGCGATCTGACGGGTGCTCTCATCGATGCCAAGTTGCCGCGGGACTATACGAATCAGTCGGCGAGCTACATCGCGACCGACCTCGCCAGCCAGCACAATCTGATACCTGTCGTCACGGCGACCACGGGCAGAGTTGGCACGACTCAACCTAATGGCGACGTCGAGCTCATCCAGACGCAGGGCAGCGACTGGGATCTGCTGGCGATGCTCGCGCGCCAGGCAGGATTCATCTGCTATGTAGAACAGCAGGGCCTATACTTTCAGCCCGAGAGCGGCGATCCAGATACGTACCAGATCACGTGGACGCCGCCGACCAAGGACGTGGACTATCCGACCGCAAGCGTTGTCGATCTGACCTTCAGCCGCTCGCTCACCATCGTGAAGGGAGTCACGGTCAAGGCAATGAGCCCGGGGCACGCCAATAAGGCGTCTGTTACGCGCTACTACCCAACGGCGCCGAAAGCGATCACGCCGGGAAAGGCGACCGCCTACGGACCGACGACGCTCTACACCTACTGGCTGCCAGCGGACATGTCGACTGTTGCGGTGGAAAACTTCGCGATCAACCAATACAAGCTCATCACCTCGCACGCGATGAAATTGACTGCGAGGCTTCCGGCCGATGGGGTGCTCGCACCTCGCGGCGTGATCATAAACGTGAACGGCACCGGCACCGCCTACGATCAGACTTACTACCCGCGCAGCGTCACCAGGACACTGAGTGTCGAGGAAGGCTACGCGATGACGGTGGAGGCGCAGAACTTCACTCCCAACCTCGCCGTCGAATCCTCGGACGTGGGTGCTGCGTGAGAGCTGTCTTAGACAATGCCATGCGCCTGCAGGCGCTGCGCGCCGCGGCGCATACCGTGGTCAGCCGGATCGGGCTCGTCACAAACTACGATCCGACGCGGTACATGGCCAAGGTTGCATTGCAGCCGGACGGCAGCCCCACAGGCTGGTTGCCAATTGATTCGAATTGGGTTGGGAACGGTTGGGGCATGTACTGCCCGCCATCAATTAACGAGATGGTCACCGTCGTCTTCATCGATGGCAAGCTCAACACTGGGTACGTGCAGGCCAGGCACTACAACAACCAAGACCGGCCCCTGACGGTGCCGTCGGGCGAGTTCTGGCTGGTACATGTGAATGGGCAGTTCCTGAAGCTCACCAACGACGGCAAGCTCACCGTGTCGGACGGCCAGGGGGCCAGCGTCGTACTCAACGGCGACGGCACGATCACATCGGCCGCCAATACTTGGAATCACACCGGCGACATAAACGTCATCGGAGCGCTGGACGTGAGCCAGAACGTCACCTGCGCGGACCTTGTCACCGATGTGATGAGCAGCGCGAACGCGCATGACCACGGTGGCGTCATGCCTGGCGACGGCAATACCGGAGGGCCAACCGGATGAGCGCCAGCCTCAGGAGAGGACATCAAGCCGTGAAACCGACGGGAAAGCAGCGTGGAGCTGCGACAGCTCGCCGAACGTCCAAGGCAGGAGAGATTGCGCGCAGCAGCCCAGCGGCGCGCGCCGGAGCAATCAGCGCCGGTGAACATAGTGCGCAATCGGATCTACCGACATCTGCGCCGGCGGTCGCCGCATCGCAACCAGCGCGGGCGATAGCCACCTTTGCCGCGCCGGTTGAGGCGCTCGAGAAGGCGAAGGCATTTGCCCGCGCCGAAATGACAATAAAATCTAGCGACAACGCTGCGTTAGTAGTGAGGCCGTTCGCCAAGGGGTCGTTCGGTGAACAGAATTTATGGGCGCTGAGCGAGGGGCTGAAGGATTCCATAGCGCAGGTCCATGCCGGAGATATGCGGCAGTGTGAGGCGATGCTGATGGGCCAGGCGGTAGCCCTCCAATCAATTTTCACCAATATGGCCCAGCGCGTACTGAATCAGGAATTTCTGCAACGCAGTGAACGATTATTTTCGATGGCGATGAAGGCGCAGAATCAGTGCCGCATGACGCTCGAAACTCTGAACGAGCTGAAACATCCCCGCCAGTCAACCTTCGTGCGCGCAGGCCAGGCCAACATCGCCACCGGCCCGCAGCAAGTGAACAACGGGCCCGCGACCGACGAACCCACGCGCGCGCGCGCGCGGGAAATCGAAAGCGAGCCAAGCAAACTATTGGAGCAGCAGAATGCGGAGCGGTTGGAGTGCGGAACGGCGGGCTCGACAGGCAGCGCTGATTCACCGGTGGCGGCCGTGGCTTCGATCAACCGGACCGGTGACGGCCAAGGGTAAGACGCGGGTGTCCAGGAACGCGTACAAGGGCGGCGATCGGCCATTCATGCGTCGATTGGCCGGGCTGCTGCGCGATCAGAGGCAAGCGCTGGGCCGTGTCGGCTACGAGGCATGAGGACGGTGGCAATTGGTAGTATTCCGGACACGCTCGCGACATGAGCGCCTGCCCGCAATGTCGCAGAGAATTCGAACCGCGTCGGCCGCACCAGGTGTATTGCGGAAAGCGCTGCCGGATGGCGCACTACGCCGTGACCCGAGGTGACGGAGCGCTCCGTGGGACCGTGAGATCGGTCAAGGTGTGCAGCCAGGGCGATGCATCGGTCACGCTCCGTTTTTCGGCCACGGACCGCGACAACGCGTTATTGGTCATGCCAGGCATGGTGGTCGAGATATTCCGGCAGATTGAACTGGAGGCGGTGGTGCGCGGGCGCACACCGGCCGTGCGCGCGGCTTCAACTCGCTCTCAATCGGCCGGCGCCCTATTTTGCAAAACAAACCCCATGGAAGAGGTCTATCTGCCGGCCGCGATGGCGCGATAGACGCATTTTGCGAAACAACCCCATGGAAGGCCCTGTCAAGCCGCTAAGGCAGCGCCTACGGCGAGATCGACGTGATAGCGCCCGCGGGAGCGGGGCGCGGCGGAGGAGCATAATTGACCGTGGTGGTGGCACATCAGGCAGCGGTCCCATTTGCCAAACTTCCGTGACTAGCAAAGGCTACGGCCTTTGTCGTAGGAATATATAGGGTAAAAGCCGACTGTGCCGAGGCGACGTACTGTGCCGAGGTGTTGTGCCATCACTTCTAACTCGCCCAGGCCTCTGGGAAAACCAACCCCATGGAGGACGGTGCAGAGCAAGCTGACGGGGTGCGCGCTGCGCTGGAGGGTAATCAAAGGAAGGGTGTTGGGAGAACGATATGTGGGTCAGGCCACCGGCGAAGGACATTGAGGCAGTTCAGAAGATTCTCGGGGAGCCGATCGCAGTCGGATTGACCGATCGCGCCTGGCGCGCCCGCACACAGCTGCTCGTTGTGTCTCTTGTCGCGATTGGCGTCGTGTGGTTCAAATTGCGCGTCGACACGCAGGCGACGGTATTCGGATTCAGCCTGACCGGGCTCACCGATCGTGCTGTGCACGACGCTCTGGGCCTCGCCGTCGCTTATCTGCTTGTCCATTTCATCTGGATGGCATGGGAGAGCTTCGCCGAATGGCGACTGCGGCTCACAGGGACTCGCGTCGCCTTCGTTACTGCTGGCATTTTCGGGAATGAGGAAGCTGACTATCCGCGCGATCCCCGGCAATCGACGCTGGCGAATTGGTGGGGCCAGTCGGCGCCGCGTGTCGGGAACCTTTCCAAGGGAGTTGGGCCTCTGATCGATATGCTTGCTGCGCAAGAAGCCGCTATTCGCGAAGCGTGCCTGACCGGCAATCCGATCAATGTAGACAATGCCACTGCACTACTGGGCCAAGTAAGACAGGCCGCGAATGAGCTGAAGGGGGCAATCGAGAGCATGGGAAAAACCCTGAGGTCACTTCGAATCCCAGCCAGCTTGGATAGATTCGACCAGGCATATCGCCATTTTCTAACCAGCCAGAACGTCCGGTGGCTTCTACTCGATGCGTTGTTGCCGATTGGCATGGCCATCCTTGCCCTGATCCTGCTTTGGCCACTCTGTTAATAAGACTCAATGAGCGTCAAGAGGCATTTACAAAGGCTGATTGCTGGTCTAAAGTTGTCCCCATACAGATCGGGGACGCTCAAAATGACAGCAGCAATCGGATATGTACGGGTCAGCACTTCAGCCCAGGGTCGGTCCGGGCTCGGGCTGGAAGCACAGCGGGCAGCGATCGCCCGGTTTGCCGAAGCCGAAGGCCTCGATATCACCCAGGTCTACGAAGAGATCGAGACGGGATCGGGTTCGGATGCAATGGACCGTCGCCCGCAGCTCGCCGCCGCCCTCAAAGCAGCACGCCAGACAAAGTCCCCTGTCATGGTCGCCAAGCTCGATCGCCTCTCGAGGGACGTGCATTTCATCTCCGGATTGATGACGCACCGGGTCGAGTTCGTAGTTGCCGACCTCGGCCGCCAACCGGATCCGTTCGTGCTCCACCTCTACGCAGCCTTGGCAGAGAAGGAGCGTGGAATGATCTCCGCCCGCACGAAGGCCGGGCTGGCTGCGGCGAAAGCGCGGGGTACGAAGCTCGGCATGTCAGCTCGGAATAAGAGCCAGGTGCGGCAGATCGCAGCCAGTGGCGCCAAAGCCAACCAGATGGCCGCCATGGAGCGCATCAAGGCGCTGCAACCGCAGATCGAGTTCGCGCTCAAGGGCGGTGCATCGCTGCGTCAGGCGGCCGAAGCTCTCAACGCGCGGGGTATCGAATCCCCTGGCGGCGGCCGGTGGCATGCGCCGTCGCTGCTGAAGGCTGCCAGGCGCCTCGGCCTCAGATAGGCCGCAGATGACCTAAACATAATTCGATCGATGCTATTAAAATGTGCGCAACCTCTTGAAAATGCGGCAAGATCTACCCACTAAGGTACTATCAGATAGACTATAAAGTGCCATGGCTAAAGGAATCTCATCGCGGCAAGTCGTCGCCATCCCGCTCAATCGACCGGGAGAGGGGCCCACTGTCGATTTGATCCAGAACCGTACGGTTCACGTCAATGGTCAGACGGTGCAGGCGCTTGCCATCGACATGAGATCGGCGCCCGTGCCGGAACGGAAATATTTAGCTGAGACCTGCGATGTTAGGTACAAGCCTAGCGCCGTGACCTTTCTGTTCGGGCAGGAGCGCATCGGGAAAGGCGAGCTGCGATCGTTATTAATTATCCAAATGAGCCCCAGCTGCGTAAGGCGCTTTCTTTCTTCGCTGGATGGGATGAATCAGCCATTCGATCAAGCGGCAAAGATTGCGGGAATCAATGCCCAGGCTGGTATAAAAATTGCCGAGGAGCCGACTCAAACCGTCGCTCTCAGCGCGAGCATGGTTATGAGCGCAATGTCAAACGATGAGGCATGCCTTGATTTTTTCCGGGCTTCGCCATTCGCAATGATGTCTGCTGCGCACTCGAAAAAACTCGCGGTCGATCCTGTTGTACGTGTCGACCTGCCGAGTTCGTTGATGCTGGATCTTCTCGAAAAGCTTCGGCAGATCGCGCCACAGCTACCAAAGTCCACACTACCCGCGGAAGACGCGGAGATTACAAATGAACATGATTGACTTCGAGGCCTTCGACATCGGAGCCTGGACCGTTGAAGGTCTCACGCGGCACGTCAAGGCCATAACGCAGTGGGTCACCAAAAAGCGTGACAGGAACTGGCCAGCTCAGTTGACCTTGGCGAGCACGCTCCTGGTAAGCGCAGGCGCATCCATCATCGACGCTACCACGGCGACTGCGGCATCGGGGGCACCTCCAATAGCGTCCGGGCGCGCAATCGCCCAGCTTTTGCAGCAGCCCATTGGCCGAGATTTGATCGTTGGTTCCCCCTATCAATTCTGGACGGATCTCGCTGGCGAGATGCGCTCGTGGAAGCCGATTGAAGAGGCGGGGGATCCGGAGATTCCGCCCTTCATCTAACGTGACCGGCTGGTATGCGGCCGCGCTTCGCGCGGATATCAGCCAGGGCGACGTGTTCTCCGGTGTGCCATTCAGCACACCCAAGGAACCACTGACTCATCTCACAAAGGGTTCGGCGAAAAACGTCAGCGTCATGTGGATCCCATCGGAAGGAGGCGACGTCGGTGTGACGCAGCCCAAGCACTGCCTAGCTCACTATCGAATGGGCCACGGTATCGTGGTCTCGCATGACTGCGCGATCGATAAGCCGAATAGGACCACGCGATTCCTTTTTGCACCGCTCAGTCCACTGGAAGCGCTTGACCCCAAGGTCCAAGATCAGGTGCGCAACCAAGCTCATCTCGCATACATGTACCTACCAGCGATCGGGGAGATTCCGGAGTCGTGTGTTGACCTGCGCTTTATCTGTCCGCTAGCGCGTGATTTTGTCGATTCGTTTAAGCGCGTTGCCTCGCTTTCCGATGAGGGTCGCGAGCGGCTGCAGACCGCAATCGTCGCTTTCTTTGTAACGCGGGATCGAACCCAAAAGAAAGATGTCGAAACGCCGATGAACTGAAGCGAATCGGACTGGCTTAAAAAACGTCGTACAGCTTGCTGCACCGCGGACTAATGGATAGATGGTCGGCCGACCACCCCGCTACGGTCGAGCATGGTTCGCCGCAACGTCTTCGACCCCCTGGAGCCGACCAGCGAGCCGCGCTGGTACGTGGTGCGCGGCGCGCGCAGCGCATTACTTGAAGCTCGAGCCCTTTATGCTCTCCTATTCCTCTCAGGCAGGTTGCGTCGAGTTATCTGACCCGAACTGCAATTTCGTCGCGGTGACGCCATTTCGGCCCGCCGCCTTGCGTTGATATAGTGCTTGATCGGCAGCACTGAGCAGGCGTTCGGCAAGCCTCTTGGCGTCTTTAGGTGCACCCCAGAGCGAAGCCAGTCCGAAGCTCGCTGTGAGACTCACCTGCATCCCGTCGCCGACAAACGGTGTGCTCGAAACCGCGTCGCGCATCTTGCGACAGATATCGAGCGCCCGGTCAATGGCCGTCTCCGGAAAGACTACCGCGAATTCATCCCCGCCTACGCGCGCCATCCAATCCGAACCTCGGTGCAAGCACTGCTGCATCCGCTGCGCACATTCCCGCAGGATCATATCTCCGGCGGCATGGCCGTACTCGTCGTTGGCGCGCTTGAAGTGGTCTATGTCACACATCGCGACCGAAACGGCATGCCCATAGCGCGCCGCGCGAGAAATCTCTCGGGGATAGTGTTTCGCGTAGAATCGACGGTTGGCGACTCCTGTTAACTGGTCCGTCGTCGCCAGACGGTGGCCGACAATGAACGTAGCGCGCAGCGCGGACTCCAGGTCACTCATCCGCCGCGCCGCCGAGAATCGCGCCTGAAGGAGCATGTCAGGTGCTTTGCCGATAAGGCACTCATCTGCGCCGCAGCTAAGCGCCGCTTCGAGTTCTCCGTCGAGACCGCTGGTGATCTGAATAATCTGCAACACCCGCGATGTTCCGAGTGCGCGTAAGCC